GTGAATGGGGGCTTACTGAGGTAGAGGTGCCAGACGAGGCACGAGAGTACGATGCGAACGTGTGGCTTGTTGGTAATTACGTCATTAAAGCGGTTCTGAATTATGACCCGCTCGGCGAGAAGCCGTACTCAAAAACGTCTTTCATTAAATGCCCCGGCGCGTTTTGGGGTAAGGGTATCCCCGAGATCATCGAGGATCTGCAGAATGTGTGCAACGCCGCAGCGCGTGCGCTTGTGAACAACATGGGCATCGCATCTGGTCCGCAGGTCGAGGTGAACCTTGAGCGTATCCCGCCGAACGAAGACATCACTCAGATATATCCATGGAAGATATGGCAGGTCGTCAATGATCCGGTCGGTGCGAACCAGCCTGCGGTCAGGTTCAACCAACCACAGGATATTTCTTCGACATTGGTCGCTGTGTATGAAAAATTCGCGCGGCTCGCAGACGATCATTCTGGCATCCCGGCGTATCTCTACGGCGACACGAATGTGCAAGGCGCTGGGCGTACCTCGTCCGGGCTTGGTATGCTGATGGGCGCTGCTGGCAAAGGTATACGACAGGTCGTCATGCACATCGACTCCGATGTCATCAAACCTATAGTTACGAGACAGTTTGTCTACAACATGCGCTATGATGAGGACGAGTCAATTAAGGGCGATCTCATTATCCAACCTCGTGGTGCGGTTAACCTCGCTACCAAGGAGACAATGAACGCGCGCCGTGTTGAGTTCCTCACTGCAACTGCTAATCCGATTGACTCTGAGATTATGGGCAAGGAAGGCCGCGCAGCTGTGTTGCGTGAAGTTGCAAAAGGGTTGCAAATGCCGACCGACGAGATCGTACCGTCGGCAGAGAAAGCCGCGTATCAGTCTCGCGTTGTTGGTGCATCCGGAGCACCGCCTTCGGCGGCACCCGGTTCGCCACCTGCACCGAGTGGTACACCATTACACCCAGATGGCTCGCCTAAAGGCGGGCAAGACGGAGCATTAGCGTTGCCAAGACAACTTGGGGGAGGTCAGTAATGCGTCCGACCCCCGATGAGTTGATCGCAATAGCTATGGTTGCAAAGGGTAGCCCGCGGTTCGTCGCGTTCGTCCAGAGATGGATGGATGAGGAGCTGCGTGATTTACCTAAGCAACAACAGAACGTGGCAGTAAAGCAAGGATACTGCCTCGCCTTACAAGAGCTTGAGAAGCTCTTGAACCCTCCTGCGCCACCGGCGAGGCAGACAGTGCCCCAGCCAAGTGGGAAAATTTAACATGCATACCTTATAGGAGCATATCGTGGCATTACCTAAGCAAGTTCGTGATCAGTCTGCGGCTATTAAGTCACTTTACGACGAGTTAAACACAGACCCTAGTACAGCGGCGGCAGCCGCCGAAAAGCCCGTTGTTGAGGTCGTGGAGAACAATGCCGACCGTGGTACGGACCCCGCTAACCCAGCAGCTGTTGAAGTGCAGCCTGCTGCCGGTACGGAATTTGAACAAAAATACAAGACCCTCCAAGGCATGTATAATGCTGAGGTGCCAAGGCTTCACGAAGATCTGAAGAGTAATCAACAGCGCGTTCGTGATCTTGAGGCGCTTGTAGCGTCCTTCACTGCAGTCAATCCTACTTCAGCAGCGCCTGCTGCCCCAGTGCAAGTTACTGAGGCTGATCGTGTTGAGTATGGTGACTCTATTGAGATGATGCGTAAAGTTACTCAAGAGCAGCTTCACCCGTTTCACACACGCCTCACAGCAATGGAGACGGCGCTGAACAACTTGGCAACTAACATGAATACATCTGTTATTCCGCAGGTGCGGCAGGTTGCGCAGCAACAAGCCCTGTCTGCTGAGGATCGTTTCTGGAACGATCTCTCTCGAGACGTACCCAACTGGATGCAAATCAACAACGACCCCGCATTTAAAGCATGGTTGCTGGAGGTTGATCCATTGACTGGTACTGCTCGGCAGAGCTTCTTAAAACAAGCCCAGGATAGACTAGATATTTCACGGGTCGTTGCGTTCTTCCGTACTTTTGCCGGAGCTGGAACAGCTGCCGCAGCCACAGGGGAAACCCAACTTCAACCTGCGAGGTCTGCATCAGAACTTGAACGTCAAATTGCTCCTAGTAAAGCGCGCGGCGGTAAGCCACCTGCCAACAACGAAGCAAAAACATATACCCATCCGGAGATTGCACAATTCTATGCTGATGTGCTAAAGGGTGTGTACAGAGGACGGGAAGCTGAGCGGAATAAAACTGAAGCCGATATTATCGCGGCAACGCGAGAGGGTCGGATTACCAACAACCCGTAACTAAGGAACAAACATTATGGCATTTGCTGTATCCGCCGGTCGCCCACAATACTCAGGTAACTTTATCCCTGAAATCTGGGCAGGCAAGCTTATCGAGAACTTCTACGACGCAACCGTGTTGGCCGCTATTTCGAACACTGATTATGAGGGTTCGATCAAGGCTCATGGCGACGTTGTGAACATCCGCACAACTCCGACTATCAACCTCCGCTCGTACACGAAGGGCCAAGCGTTGTCAGTTGACACCCCGGACAACCCGAAGCTTCAGTTGCTGATCGACAAGGGTGATTATTTCGCCTGCGTTGAGGACGACATTGACAAAGTGCAGTCCGACATCAAGTTGATGGAAGCATGGTCACGCGATGCATCTGAGCAGATGAAGATCAAGATTGATCAACGTGTGCTCACAGACATCCTCCCAGATATCGCTGCGATCAACAAGGGCGCAACTGCTGGCCGTGTTACTGCCTCAGTGAACCTTGGCACTACCGGTGCGCCACGCGCAGTTGATAAGACTAACGTGCTCGACTTCATCGTTGACGTAGGGCAAGTGCTTGATGAAGCCAACTGCCCTGAGTCAGACCGCTTTATGGTGATCCCAGCTAAGATGGCTGCCATCATCAAAAAGTCTGCTTTGCAGAACGTGTATGTGTCCGGTGACTCGATGTCCATCGTGCGCAACGGCAAGCTTGGCATGGTCGACCGTTTCACGCTTTATCTGTCGCATAACCTCAACGTGGCCTCCGGCGGTAAGTTTAGCATCATCGCCGGAAATAAGATGGGCTTCACATTTGCGTCTCAGATGACAAATATGGAGACTATTCGTTCGCAAGCTACCTTCGGCGACATCATCCGCGGCCTGCAGGTATACGGCTATAAGGTAGTCAAGGGCGAGGCTCTCTCCCAAGCAGTGGTGACGCTCACATAATTATGGTGGGGGTTCGCGCCCCCACCACCCCACAATCATTATTTTGAGGAGATACTCCTATGACTGCTTTTACTGATACCCTTGGCTTTAATAAGGGCTCTGCTGCGCTCCCATCTGAGAAGCTTTACAAGAGCTTCGCTGTGTCTGTTACGTTGGACATGGCTAAGATCGTTGCTGCTCGTCTCGCTGCTGGGGCCACTGCGCTGGCTGTGTCCGACACTTTGCAGGTGATCCCTATTCCTGCTAAGTCCCGCGTTGAGAATGTTGGTATGGAAATTACCACGGTCTCCACCAACGGTACCGCGACTTATGCTCTTGGTGACTCGAGCGCTGCCGCAGGTTACCTCGCTGCACAAGCTCTCACGCCTGTTGGGCTTTACGGCGGCGTGCCTGTATTGTCTGCTGGTGCCTTTGTACCGTCGCTTAGCGGCGGCAAAGTGTACGCCGCTGCAGACAATATCATCGTCACCCTCGGTACCGCGTTGCCCACTGCCTCAGTGGTGCGTGTGTTTGCCGAGATCACTGATCTTTCATAAACAGAAGAAGGGGAGCTGGCGCTCCCCTTCTTCCAACCATAAGGAGTTTTGTTGTGCGTTATTTGATCAATATCAACGACGGTACTATCTACGAATGGAATGAGTTTCTTGCAGTGCATCCGTCATGCCGTGAGTGCACCGAGGAGGAAGCGTTCCCAGAGAAGTTTATACCTAAGTCAGCTCGTGGTCGTGTGCCGAAGGTGACATTGCAGACGCCTGACATCCCTGCTGAGGAGGACACTTCCAATCCAGAAGTTGACGCTGATGCTTCGCGGGGTCTGCCTAAGTGATACTTGCGGATGTCCTAGTAGCTGCTCGAGATCTGTTGCAGGATGCGAACTCAAATCCCGCCCTGCAGCGGTATACTGATGCCCAGCTACTAGGCTTCGCTAACCAGACGCTGAAACGTATATCGCTGCTGCGGCCAGACCTCTTCGCTTATATCGGTGAGATCCCGCTTGTATCCGGTGAGACACTGCAGTCAGCCCCTGCTGACTCTATACGCGTGATGCAGTTGCTCCGTGTGAAGAATGGAGCAGCTATTCGTGAGACTGATCGCGTTACTATGGACCAGACGTACCCAGATTGGGTCAACGATCCAGCGGGTGTGTGCGTCAACTGGATGCGGCACCCACGCAACAATAACCGGTTTTTTGTGTATCCACCTTCTTCTGCATCGCAGATACTTATAGGCGAGTATTCTAAGGCCCCGCCGACATATCTGATCAGTGACACGATTGATTTGCTCCCCGATGTTTATTTTCCTGTTGTTGTTGATGGTACCGTTTATATTGCCGAAGCGGTAGATACTGAGAGCGTAAGCAATCAGCGCGCGGATATGTTCCAGAAGTCTATGTCCGGTATGCTGGCAGCTGGGCTTGATGCCCGAACAGTGGTCGATACTGAAGCTGCGGGTATGCAAACGCGGAGGGGTGCAGCCTGATGCCAGTGCGTGATTTTATTACCTTAGAGCCGCGTATGGCGCCCAGTGTCCCTGGCTGCCCACGTCCTACCATCATACAACATGTTCGTGACGCAGCCATC